GCTTCACTCTTTCACACAACAAGTTATAAAACATAACCAATTTAGTTATGACCCATAACGATTGGCAGTAGGTAGAAACCCTAGGTGTTGGTGAGTGATAGGGGGGGGAGGGGGTAGGTTGGATTGGTAGATATTTGTGGTACACCCCCTATACCGAAAAAGCTAAAACCATCCAAGGAGGATAAATGGAAGCTCTAAAACGAGGAAGAGGAAGACCCAAGGGGAGTGTCAAGATGACCATACAGAGGTTTGCTGACAACCCACCCTTAGTACTGCCTAAGACAGACCACCAGAGGCTCAAGGAGCTAAAAGAGTTGATGATTAGGAGTGGAGGTAAGGATGTGGCTCAGAAGGTGATAGAGATAGCCCTTAATGATGACCATCCCCATCAATTAGTAGCTCTTAAGATGTGTTTAGATAGGACTCTTCCTGTTTCTTTGTTTGAAAAGGACAAGAGTCAGAGGTCAGCAGTCACCATTAACATAACAGGGATTGGTGCTGAACCGACCATAATTGATGAGCAACCCCAAGATGTAGAGGCAAAGTATGGCTGACCTTAATTTCTCCTTACTGCCGTGGCAACAAGAAGTTTTTGCCGACAAAACGAGGTTCAAGGTTGTTGCGGCTGGTAGGCGTTGCGGTAAGAGTAGGATGGCTGCTGTAACCCTGTTAATCGAGGGTTTAAAGTGTCCTCCTGGTTCGGCAGTGCTTTATGTATCTCCTACTATGGGACAGTCCCGTCAAATCGTCTGGGACTTATTGCTAGACCTTGGCAGAGAGGTTATTCAATCTTCCCATGTGAATAACCTAGACATTACCCTGATAAACGGGGCTAGGATATACGTCCGTGGTGCGGATAGACCTGATACCCTTCGTGGCGTAAGTCTTACCTATGCCGTTCTCGATGAGGTAGCGGATATTAAACCCGAAGCATGGGAACAGGTCATTCGTGCTAGTTTGTCTGATAAACGGGGGAGAGCCTTGTTCATCGGAACTCCGAAGGGCAGGAACTGGTTTTACGATACCTTTAAACTAGGCGAGAGCGAGGATGATCCTGATTGGAAAAGTTGGCACTTCACCACTGCTGATAACCCTCTGATCGACTCAAAAGAGATAGAAAGTGCTAAGAAAACCCTGAGTACCTTTGCTTTCAAACAAGAGTACATGGCTTCGTTTACCAACGCTGGCTCTGATATCTTCAAGGAAGAATGGATCAAATATGGGGTAAAGCCTGAACATGGAAGCTATTACATCGCTGTTGACCTTGCGGGATTTGAGGAAGTTGCCAAACAAGCGGCTAATTCTAAGAAGCGTCTGGATGAATCTGCTATCTCAATAGTTAAGGTGACAGAGGATGGGAAGTGGTTTGTTGAGAAGATTGAGCATGGGCGCTGGGACATCCGTGAGACTGCCTCTAAGATTCTGATAGCCATTAGGGATTACCGACCCTTAAGTGTAGGGATAGAGAGGGGGGCGCTAAAGAACGCTGTTTTGCCCTATCTGAGCGACCTTATGAGAAAGAACAACACCTATGCCCACATCATAGATTTGACCCACGGGAATAGAAAAAAAGCGGATCGAATCATCTGGGCTTTACAAGGTAGGTTCGAGCATGGCAGAATTGTGTTAAATTCGGAAGAAGATTGGGATGAGTTCGTAGACCAGTTAATCCTGTTCCCTGCACAAGGAGTACACGATGACTTGCCTGACTCCCTTAGTTACATTGACCAACTTGCTGTCACTTCGTATATGGAAGAAGATGACTCCGAGGAGTGGGAACCAGTAGATATTATTTCAGGAGTGTAGGATGGCAGATGGTTTGTTTAGTACGTTGGCAGACAAATATCGAAGTTCAGTCGATATGCGTAAACGCACTTATGGCGAATCGTTGTTAAAGTCATTAACTAACACTACTAACAAACCAATTAGTAATACTGATTTTACTGAAAAAGAATTAACTGCTTTAGATGATTTAATAAAATCACACTACCAAGAAAAATTAAATTATTTCACAAGGCCTAAAAAAGATTTACTTGAAGAAGCAAAAATTCTTGAAAGTAACTCTAAAAGAGATTTTGAGTATTCAAAAACAATAGACCCTGAGAAAGTTGATTTCTTAGAAAACATTAAAAACAGAGCGCAGTTACAACTTACCCAAGCTCAACAGTTGCGTGAGGCTGCTCAAGGTAAAATTCCTAGTGATTTTTCTTTCGCATACACGGGTTATGGTGGAAGAACAGCTCAAAACAAATTTGATAAAGACCCCGCTGGATGGGCGCAGACATTAGGTAGATTTAGATACAAAATAAACCCTCAAACTGGCGAATATCAGATTTACGATTCTTACGATTTCAACAATGAAGTTCATAAGTATGCTGCACAAGATTATGCTCAAATGAATCCAATTAAAAGAATGGGTAGTGCTTTGGCTAATACTTTTTTGGGTGGCGACCAATACGCATTAGGAGAAGCATTTATATCTGGTAAAAATGCTGTTCCCGTTGAAATCAAAAGAAACATTGGATTAACAAACAATCAATTGCCAGCGAACCCCGCATACAGCGACCCTTTTGGCGACACTACAAGGTAATATCATGGAATATCAAGAACCAACCGAGTCCGACAAGGAAATAGTTAACTTTGTTGTTAACCATTGTGATCGTTGGAGGGATTGGAGAGATGTTAACTGTCTTGATGATTGGCTAGAGTACGAGCGTATCTTCAATGGTGAGTGGGATGTCCAAGACAAGACCCGTGAATCTGAGCGTTCAAGAATCGTTACCCCTGCTACCCAACAAGCCGTAGAGACACGCCATGCCGAGATCATGGAAGCAATCTTTGGTCAGGGTGAGTTTTTTGACATTCAAGACGATATTCGTGATGTCAATGGTAGCCCTCTAGATGTTGCTGCCATCAAAGCACAACTGATGGAAGACTTCAAAGTAGACAAGATTCGCAAGTCTATTGACCAGATTGAGTTGTTGGCAGAAATCTATGGTACGGGTATCGGTGAGATTGTTGTCAAAACAGAGAAAGTCTTTGTTCCCGCTACTCAGGCAATACCTGGTCAAATGGGACAAGCCGCTATCGGAGTGGTAGAACAAGACCGCATTGCAGTCAAGATTGTCCCCGTAAACCCCCGTAACTTCCTGTTTGACCCTAATGGGACATCTATTGATGACTGTATGGGTGTGGCTATTGAGAAGTATGTCTCTATCCACAAGATCGTCAAAGGTCAAGAAGAAGGCATCTACCGCAAGGTCAAGGTTGGTACTGACTCGATGGATACAGACTTAGAGCCTACTCAAGAAGTCTCCCAGTACGAAGATGACAAGGTTAAGCTCCTGACTTACTATGGTTTAGTCCCTCGTGAGTACCTAGAGCAGTTGGAAAACGAAGATGGCGAAGTAGAGGATTTCTTCCCTGAAGACTCCACCCAAGATGAGTATTCCGATTTGGTCGAAGCAATTGTTGTGATTGCCAATGATGGAACGCTTCTCAAAGCAGAAGCTAATCCATACATGATGAAAGATAGACCGATTCTTGCTTATCAGGACGATACAGTTCCTAATCGCTTGTTGGGTCGTGGTACTGTTGAGAAGGCTTACAACTCACAAAAAGCCATAGATGCCCAAGTGCGTTCACACTTAGATTCACTAGCCCTGACAACTAGCCCAATGATGGCTATGGATGCCACTCGCCTTCCCCGTGGTGCTAAGTTTGAAGTCAAGCCAGGTAAAGCAATCCTGACAAACGGCAATCCTAATGAGATTCTGTTCCCGTTTAAGTTTGGCAATACTGATGGTTCTAACCTGACAACTGCCAAAGAGTTTGAACGTATGCTTTTGATGGCAACAGGTACTCTTGACTCACAGGGAATGATTACTGCGGTGTCCAGAGATGCTGGTCAGGGTGGTATTTCGATGGCTACTGCCTCGATTATCAAGAAATACAAGCGTACCTTGGTGAACTTCCAAGAGGATTTTATGATCCCCTTCATCACCAAAGCCGCTTATCGCTATATGCAGTTTGACCCCGAGCGTTATCCTACTGTGGACATGAAGTTCATACCTACGGCAGCACTCGGTATCATCGCTAGAGAGCATGAGCAACAACAGTTCATTGCGCTTTTACAGACTCTTGGCCCGAATACACCTGTTTTGCCTATCATTTTGAAGGGCATCATGGCTAATTCTTCTCTGTCAAACAGATTTGAGTTGATTGAGATGCTCGACAAGATGGCTGTTGCTGATCCACAGGCTCAACAAGCGGCTCAAATGCAACAACAATTGGCTATGCAACTGGCTCAGGCTCAGATTGCTGTCCAAACGACTCAAGCAGAGCAGAATAAGGCAGAGGCTCAGAAGTTGTTGACTGAGGCTCAGTTGATGCCTATTGAGTTGCAAGCAAAGAGTATGGCGGCTAACACCAAGAACCTCCCAACTGATGATGCTTTGGCTTCACGAGAGTTCGATAAGCGTGTAAAGGTTGCTGAATTGATGCTAAAAGAAGCAGATATTCAGAACAAGGCTAAGATTGTTGAAAAACAGATGACTAGACAATGAATCCAGAACTTCAACGCTATTACGAAGAGAGATTCTCAATGATGTCCACTCAAGGGTGGATAGAATTGATGGAAGATGTTGACAAAATGATAGAACCTTTGAATAATATTTCAACAATTGCAGATGAAAAAAGTCTACAATTCAGAA